GTACAATCTTTTTTCGAATAAATCATCTTTTAATTTCTTAAGAGTTTCAAGCTCAGATCGAGATTTACTTAGATCTCCTCCAGATCCCCGTATTTGTTCGATCGAATTATTGATAGATTTAATTTGTTCTTGTAACCGACTAATCGTTTTGTTGTTAGAAGCAATAATAGAGGTTTTATCTCTAATTTCGCCTGCGGTATTTGTGAGCCTTTCAATAGCTGATTCCACAATAAGCGACTTTTCACTGACATCACGTACGGCACTATTGAGTTCTGTAGCTTTTTCTTTAGCGGTTGCCAGCTTGGTATCTCTAACTTCCGAACTAATATCTTGGGTACATGTGGGGCAAGTATCATTTTCTTCGTAGAACTTCGTTTCTTTGACCAATGTTTTAATTTTTTGATTGAATTCGGCTTGGTAGTGTAACAGACTTTGCCGTTTATCGTGGTTTTCTTTGAGGCTTTCTTGCAAGCCATCTGACCTTTCTTCGATCTCAGCTGATAATGAAACATTTTCACATTGAAGGGTATTAATTTCTTCTTGTGCATTGCTGATGTCTGCTTCTTTACTATTGATTTGCTCAACTGATAAGGCCTCCACTTCTTTGATGTATTTATTCTGGAGATCTAGTTTTTCTTTATTTAATTCTGCATCATAGTCGACACTCTTAAGATCGTCTTTTAAAATACTATTTTTCTCTTTTAATATCTGATTCATTTTAGAAAAGACATTAATGTCCAGAAGATCCTCGATAACATCTCGCCTATGCTGAGCCGGGAGCTGCATGAAGGGAATAAAGGAGGATGATCCAAGCACAACAATTTGGTGAAAGCTTTTATGATTAAGCTTGATAATGTTTTGCTCGAGAATCTTCTGGTACTCTTTGGCATGTGACGATTGGTTTATCATCGAGCCATCTTTCCAAATCTCAAATTTATTTGGCTTAATGCCACGTACTACTTTTAGATTTGAACCTGATACAGTAAACTCAATCTCGACTACACAATCTTTGTTATTGATTGTATTAACGAGTTGTGGTTTACTAATATTTCTGTGTGCTTTGCCAAACAAAGCGAATGCCAATGCGTCAAGCATTGTTGACTTACCAGCGCCGTTGTGCCCAACTACAAGTGTAGTCTTAGTAGACAACAAATCAATAGTAGTCCAAGAATTACCGGTTGAAAGGAAATTCTTGTAACGAATAGTTTTAAATATAATCATGCAATTTCTAGCGACTGCGCCTCAATCATTAACTCATGCATTTTATTTTTAATAAGATCTTTATCGAGATCTGTATCAACATTATCAACATAAGTATTTAGCAGCGTAGTCGTATCCTCCAAAGATATGCCTTCGTCTTCTACACTCGAACCAACAAACTCGCTAAAGTTTTCGGCTATTTTTAATTCGTGTATTTTCCTATTCTGTATTCTATCAACAAATCGGTCAAATGTAAACTGGTTAGTTTTATTAATTACAACTATTTTTACAAATTTATTATCTAAATCAGATAGATCATAATCCATATAATCACGATTGCTGTCATCATATCTGATACGATGAAACAAAGTATGAGGATTAAGAATAGGAGTAAGTTCCCTAGTAGTTGTATCAAGAACGTGAAAATATTTTTTATCATGAGCATCATTCCAGAAAAACTCCATCTGAGAACCTAAGTAATGCACATTGTCCTTATGAGATTTAGTATGAAAATGGCCACTTAAAACCATTTCAAACTTCTTAAACATAGAAGCATCCATTCCGTGTGGACTATCCATGCCTTTAAATAGTTCAAAACCTTTTAATTCTAAATGACCACCTAATATATCGGCTTTACAATTTTCAACAAAACTTAATGATTCGGCTTCATTTGCTGGTGATAACCACGGTAGAAGAGCCATCTTCATACCATTGTAATCCATAACTGTCGGCTTATGAACGATATTAACTTCATTCATATAATGACCTAATAGCTCTTTTAGACTATTTAAATCATTTGTATTCTTGTAGTATGTGTCATGATTACCACAGATAATATCCATAGTAATGCCATGATCTCTTAACGGTTTAAGAAAGTGATGCCTGTTGCGGTTAAGAGCACGGAAGTTGATAAACTTCCTGTTATCGTAGTAATCACCAAGATGCACAATATGCTTAATATTATGTTCCAAAAGATAAGGAAACAATACATCGCTATAAAATTTTTCTGCATTATCGAGAAATATGTCAGAACTATTGCGGATACCACAGTGAGTGTCATTGAGAATACATACCTTCATTCAAAAAAATCCTGTAAATCTGAATCAACTTTTATAATCCTCTTCTTTCTGCTTTTTTCTTTCTTAGCAAATTCCGTAAATTCAGTATCTTTTTCTTTTACTTTATCAATACGATCTTTGAGTGTATCGATAAATGAGTTAATAACATTATTCGCCGCGGCATCTTCTGAGTTACCAATAATATATTGTTCGATACCACTTTCAGAAAGATATTTTAGTTTGACATCTTGTTGTTTCTTTTCTTTTGCAATACGACGAAGAAATGCATACCAACTAATCTGCGTAAAATATGCAAATGCGTTGGGATTACCAGTACGTGTAGCAGCTTCGATATTATAGTTCTCGATAGCTTTCAGGCAGTTCTCGACAGCGTCCATAACCATTTCTTCACGATACGTATAACGAATGAAGTTAGATTTATGAGACAGACCTTCAGCAATTTTTAGAAAGCAAGATGCGATATAATCAGGAATAATTGGTAATGGATCATCAGTCTCTTTACAGTCTTTTACTTCTTTACAATATTCAACCACTGCATGAGAAAACTCTTTATTGTTTACGTAGTGAATACTTTTTCTTTTAGTTTTAGCCATAACAAAATTTTTCCTTGATTTAATATATTCTAACACATACTAATAACATTGTACACTAAAAAAAATATTTATTTTATGCGTTTTATGGGTTTACAAACCCGGAGAACAATGTATAATAAAAGAGTAGCTTTTAAGGAGAGGATAGTATACTAGTGAAACTTATTCTTGTCCATACCAGGAAACATTAGAATATTACCGCCTTCGCTATCATTTAAATCTATATCCAAACCATCAAGATACTTTTTTATTCTTTCTACTCGATCTGATAGCAAGTCATTAAGATCTTTATCATCAACGCGCTCTTGATCTTCTTGAACATTATTTAAGATAGAAACTTTATATTGCTCTATAATTTCTGCAGAAGGTAATGCCGTGATTATAATTTGATCGGCATTTAAACTAGAGACTTGTTCTTCTCCATATTGAAAAGAAAGATATGGTTTTATAGAATAGATTCTAACGCCTTTCTGTATATGATCATATTTATCAATTTCGTAAATATGTCTTACTACGACCTCCGAAGAATCGTCGTCATCCCATTGCAAAACTTCGCAAAGCACTTCAGCGCCAGAAGTAAGTCTAAATTGTCTTATGCGATCATTTTTCATATATCTACCTTTATCACTTTAAATTTAAACTGTTCTTTTTCATAAATCTTAACACGTTCTGCCGAATGCATCAAAGTAAAATTGTTACGTTTTTTCCAATGTAAATCATCGGCTACATCATAGAGCGTAGTAGTCTGTCCATTATCTGATTTCCGTAACCCTCGCCCAATCGATTGTAAGACTTTGATTTGCGATTTCGAGGGACTTGCAAATATAATATTATGCAAGTTCCGTATGTTAATACCAGTACTGAAAGTACCAAGACTAGCGACAATGATAGCATCTTTTTGGCCTTCTACAATTTTTCTTATAGCTTCGCGATCAGATGTTGCTACTTCACCAGATACAAAGAACACTTTTCTTTCTTCTTTGCTTTTACTATTTATCATTTCAAATAAGGGTTTTCCATGAGCATCCACACGATTGAATAATACCAAAGTGTTTCCGTTAGCATCAATAGCCAAATTACAAATGAGCCTGTTACGAGCATCGTTTCCAATGATAAAATCGATTTCATCTTGATAAGTTTGTTTTCCAAAATTCTTCCTCACTTCTTCTGAATAGTTGAGTAAAAGAACCTTTATATCAAGGGGTGCTAAGGTATCATTATCTTGCAGTTCTTTTGTGGTTGTTACTTTATATGTAGGACCGAATAAACCTTCGAGCACGAGTTTATGAGTCTGTGTTCCATCTAAAGTTCCAGTTGTTCCGAATCTATATTTAGCTTCAGTAGCTTTATTCAATATAGACGATAACGACTTTGCCTTAAAATTATGGCATTCATCGCCTATTACCATTCCAAACTGTTCGAACCATTTTTTAGGTAGTTTATATATGCTCTGCCATGTGCTAATTACTATAGCAGAATCTATATTTTCTTTATCCTTTCCTGAATATATCTTATGTATGCCTCTTGGATTTTGACCATATTCTTCAAAATCATTTGTCATCTGTTCTACTAACGAAGTAGTCGGTACTACAATTAAAACACGGCCAGCCTTTGGATATTGTACACCTTCGGTAATCATCTGCAGCCAATATTTAGCTAGCATATAGATAATAAAAGATTTACCTGATCCTGTAGGAGATAACAAAATTGCCCGACATTCTTCTAACGCTTTCACCACTGCTCGGTACTGGTACTCTCTGGGCTCAAATGGTAGTTTTTCCAACTTTAACCAATCGTCAAATTGAACTACACGTTGCTTCTGAGCAGGTAGTCCATATCGACTTTCCTCAAGACCAACGGTGTAGCTACGTTCTCGAGCAAATTTCTGTAAATAAGCAAACAGGCCCGCGTTTAGCTCACCGGTTATGCTATTAAATAGACGAATTTTACCGTCCCATACTCTGTTCTTATATGCTGGCATAAACTTATATCCAGGAACAAAGAATGAGAAGTAATCGGAAAGCTCTTGAGCTATTCCACGATCACAGTCTATGTTTAACATACTATAGTTATTAAGTTTTACCGATAAATCTTCCACTAGCCACCTGCTTCAAATTGTTTCCATCTTATAATATTACCAATTGTCTGATGTCTCCAGTTTAAACTCGTTACAATTTCAGTAAGAGTTTCAATAATAGTTTTATAGTATTGAATTTTTTCTTCTGATTTCTGAATATCAGGATCTGAGTCATAATAATAATCCATTTCACCTTTCAAAACTTTTAGCCCATCGAAAGGATCTGGGTCCCAACCAAAATTCTCAATAGCAGCTTGATCTAACTTACCATTGTAATAAAGCCATTTATTTTTTAGTAATACTTTCTGAGAAGCTTCTGCTCGTTTTAACATAAGCTTCGCGTGTGTCAATAGTTGTAAATATTTAGCGTGCAAAACCGGAGTTTGTCTTGATGTTTCGTCTAAACTAACTTTATCTATAACACATTCTATGGACCACTGGCCCAGTATTTCTTCTAAATTCATGATATATAATCCTAAGTTTATTCAATTTCAAAGTAAGAAAATCTAAAGTTTGCTGGATAAGTTATAAATGCCTCACCTCCACTTGTAGATTCGAAAGAAATGTTACCAAGACCGGTAGGTACACAGTCTAT